CTTACGTATATGAAGCATATGTAGGATGATGTCCCACAAAGTTTCAGAGATTTTGTGAATGATGTGGTCGTACATTCACACTTGGTTTTTCCTGATGGGGATTTGGCTGTGAAGCACCAAGGGAACCCGAGTGGGTTTCCAAATACCCTCAGGTTGAACTGTGTGGTGCACATGATGGTTTACAACTACATCTTGTTGCAAAGCCTGCGGAAGGGTGAAGAGCTACCCACTATTAATGAGGTATTGGCTTTTCACCATGACCACATGTTCCTTGAGATTTGTGGGGATGACTCTCGCATTTGGGTGCTTTCCCAGTATGGCATGGACGTTTTCGGGGCTTCACGCCATTGGGACAACCTCATTGAGAGGTGGAAGTTTTTCCCTTGGGAAGGAAAATTGGAGGGGGAATATGTATTCCCCACAGAGTTCCGTTATCTTACCCAGGCGCAGTTGTTGAACATACCACCGTTCATTTCAAGGAAGATTGTCCATATGGATGGCTATTACTGGCAGATTCTTGCCAGTCCCGTGCGTTCGGCAACAAGGCTGCTACATTCAGTCGGGATTGACCCAGTTGGTAAAGTTGAGTTGCAGCGGAGTTATGCCAATGCCAATGCTCATTTGTTTTGGTGGCATGAGACGGGGGCCTGTAAGATTTTGTTTCTGGAAGGGTTGAAGCACTGGGACCTGGAAGCGTACTAGCTGATGTGCAGTGATGCAGCTGACATCTATGCTCGTCGTTATTGGCTTGCTAAGATGTCATCTGCATCATGCTGATTTCTTCCAAACACGCGCGAGACCTGGGGAAAATAGGTGACAAACCCGCGCTCAGTCTGTTTAAGCTTTGCGCATGTGGTCCCACACATGCGCTTGCTGTGGAGGTGGTGTGCGGCGTTGTGGTCGGGCCAAAATTGTTGTACTACAATGCAGAACACAAAAGTTAAACCCATCAAGTTGGTTCCCAAGAAGAAGGTGCAGAAGGTTACGCAACCGCTGCACCTTGTTAATGAAGTCAAAGTTGAAGGCAAGGAGAAAAGGAAGACAGGAAAGAAAGTTATGAGATCTCTGGGTAGTTTCAAAGATGCTGCCAATGAGCTTGTGCAAGCCATGGCGTTGCCATCTACGACACCATGTCGTTTCCCAACGCAAGACATGCCTAGGACGGCGGTGGTAACTACTTCAGATATCTTTACGCTCTCTAATCCTAACATCACTGCAGCTAAGTTCCCTTCAGGGTTTAATTTGGGTGATTTGCTCATTGCCTTTTATGGTCAACCTGGTCGGTTGTTCTGCTATTATGGAACTGCAGCTGGTTCAGGAACGCTTACGTGCCAGTTTGATGACCTGGTCACTGGAAACATCACAGGTACCACCTGGATGTGTGTTCCAAATGCACTTACCACTGGGCAATCCGCAAATCCTGGGACATGGCCATTGGTCGGTGTTACGTCAACCACAGCCACTTCTTATGGAACCTCAATACCCGTGGGGATTTCAAGTGACAATTCTTTCGTTCTCATGAATGCCAACAACTCTGACAAGGATGGGGTGACCTTCACTGCTGTAATTGTAGGTGCTGCTGGTACTGTTATTGTGTCCTGGGACCTTTTGCAGTGGCAGGATGTCAATCAAGCTCCTGCCATTGTCACCCAAGGCACTGCGACAGTTGCCAATAATGGCACCTTTCAAGTACAACCACCCTCACCTTCAGCAGGTAACAATACTTCTGGCTACTATTGTGTTAATCTCTCCAACGTGGCCTTTTCTTCAGGAACAGTTACTTCTGTTGCGTTCACTGTTGTTTACAACCAATCAGCTACTGCTGGATGGATTACAGTGCCGGCTGGAGATTTTGACGCATCAGCTTTTGGAGCCGACCCAGCGATTTGTGAGGAGGTGCGCATGTTGGGGTCTAGCCTTTTGCTGACAAATGTTACCGCTTTCAACTCACGGCAAGGTACAGTGACAGCCGCGCGCATGAGGGGTGTTCCCTTCTTTGACATGACTGCCACTCGCTTGGCTCGTGCAGCTGAAAAGTACCATGGAGACGCTGCCAATGGGGTGTACACCTTCATGGAGTTTTCTGATTACAGGTCTACTTTTAGGACGGCGTACAACAAGTACACAACTTTCTTTGACTTGGATATTCAGGATTGGTACCACTTTCTGCAAATTGGCAACTCTTCTTATTCCACCAACGCCAACATTTTCCAAATCACCTTGGACAACATGCTTGAGTTCAAGACGGACATCACTAGGTATGCCAAGGATGTGTCTCATCACTCCTTGACAGACTTGTGTGAGGCCAGGCGCAGGGTCAATGCGCGCCCGGAGTGGTTCTATGAGAAC